GGCGTCCCACTGGGAGGGATCGGGCGTTCGGCCTTTTAGTTCCAGCAGTCACGCTAAATATACAGAAGGGGTTGGCACGCTGCGAGCAAACGGAGGAGACTTGGCGGGCGGTTCCGAGACACTGCTTGTGAGGATGCAAGAAGGCAAAATGGGCGGGGGCAAGGTATCGCTGGTGCAGGCGGTGGATGTCTACAATCAGACAATCGACGGGGACGTGGCGGCGACGCTGACCAAGGCCGTGGGCGGCACCAACACAAGCGGGGCGAAGGTGATGGCGTTCAAGCCCGGACAATCGGCAAAAGCCCGAAGTCTTGGCGCACAGGTTGAAATCGCCTGCACGCTGGAGGGCGGTGGCGGCGGCAACAACAAGGTGGCGGTCGCCTTCGAACCCGGCATCGCCAAGCGGGAGGGCAACGCAAGCCGTTTTGTCGAGGAGATGTCGCCAACCCTGCGCAAGGACATGGGGGACAACCAGGTGGCGGTGGCGGTGGACACATACAATCAGGCCTTGCAGGACAAGGCCATACCAATCCGTTCTTGGACAGCCGACATCTGCCACACGGGCGGGGTCATCAACCCCAAGGATCGCATGGCTGTCCGCCGGCTCACGCCCCGAGAGTGCGAGAGGTTGCAGGGGTTCCCCGACGACTGGACCCTGATCCCCTGGCGGGGCAAGCCAGCCGACCAGTGCCCGGACGGGCCGCGCTACAAGGCGCTGGGCAACAGCATGGCCGTCCCATGCATGGCGTGGATCGGGAAAAGGATTGCCGATGCTGAGGCAAGCAAATGACGCTCTCCGAACTCATTGCCTTCTTTGACGCCACGGTGATCGGCACCTGGACGCCGGAGGAGTGGGAAGAGGTGCTGGAAAAGATCAAAAAAAACCGGGGGCGGTATGGGATGGGGCAGTGGGTATGAGGACTACAAAGGCCAAGAAGAAGGCTGATATGAAGGCATTGATAGACAAGTATGGCACTGAAGAACTCTTCAGTCAGCAGGATGTGTGCACTATAAATCAAATTACAGGCTGGGAGTTTAAATTGTACAAGAGGGTGGCGCAGCCTTTTGGTGGTTATGCCAACTCTCCAAGGCATCTTGCCCATCTTGCTTCAAACGGATCGTGGTATATATGGTCATGGAACAAGGCCATAGATGGGGTTTTGGATTCTGACAGAAAAAATTTATTACAAGCCATGCGTAAGGCAATAAGAAAAGAACGCGACGAATTTTTTAAAAATAACCCTTTAAAATGTCCTAAATGTTCAACAACAAAAAATCTTGGAGTAGATCACACATACCCGCCCTTTTCATTTTTGGCAGATGAATTTATTAAAAAAAACCCTAACATTAAGAATTTTCTAAAAAATAATGCCGACGGGAAAGGCTGGTTTATTTGTGATTTTAAAATTTTAACACAGTGGATTTCCGAACACTGGGCAAATGCCTCTCTTCAAATAATGTGCCAAAAATGCAACAGCGAGAAAGGGGCGCGGCCTCAAATCCAAGAAGAGTTTGCATGATTAGAAAACCAATCCCTTATAACGTGCAGACTCAGGTGATGCGGAGGTCGAGAGGCGTGTGCGAGGATTGCTCGGAAAAAAAACCGCTTGAGTTTCATCATTTAACTTACAAATACGAACCTTATCCGGGTTATGTGCAAAAAAATGGAGATTATGCACTAATTTTTGGTCACGAAACTGCAAATGATTTGGCCTTGCCCTGCAGATCATGCCACTTGGGGAGGCATCTTTTATGGGGAGAGTTTTACTCTGATCCAGAAGAGTTAGAACATGTATTCGATCGGTTTTGTCATACCTGGGATAAAGACTAATCCGCATGTCCGTAAAGCGCATCCGCTGCACCGACGACGTACAGAAGCGGGGGATCCGCGACCTGCGGGAGCTGATGAGGCATGACGAAATGCCGGCGGGAATCCACAGGGGATTGCAGAAGGTTTTGGAGAAGTTTGAGCTAAGCCACCGCATCATCAAGGAGCTTCTGATCCGGGCCGAGGGCTACCAAAAGCGCGACCTGGAGCAGAGGGCGAAGGGATGACAGTGGATCTGGCCCCGGCGACGAGGGCGGCGATCGTCAACGGGGCGGCGGAGGGCACGAGGAACACCACCCTTTTCGCGATCCTGTGCCAGATGCGGGACGGCGGGATGGCGTTGGCGGATGCGGAGAACGAGGCGGAGGCGTGGGGGGTGCAGAACGGGCTGACGCAGAGGGAGTGCCTCAGCACGGTGAAAAGCGTGTACAACCGGCCGGCCCGGGATCCGTGGAGGCCGGCGGCGAGGTATCAGCTCAATGACCTGCGGATCATGCGCACGATGACGGTACCGCCGATGCCGCAGAGCGTGGAGGAGGCGGCGGTGGACAGGTTCCTGGCGACGTGTTTCAAGCTGGGGGAGCACATCAACATCTGCCGGTCGATCGTGGACGGCGACCGGGAACGGCCGGACGGGGCGGGGGAGACGAGGACGCGGGAGGAGTGGATCGAGCTTTTCAAGGACGGCGGGCTGGCGAGGTGGCAGGGGACGGCGGTGGGGGTCTATGTCAGCATCAACCCGAACAACGGCAAGGGGCGCAAGGCGGAGCATATCACGCGCTGGCGGCACTGCCTGGTGGAGTTCGATGAAAGCACGCTGGAGGAGCAGTGGTCGTTTTTGAAGAAGGCGGGGCTGCCTACCAGCTGCATCATCCGGTCGGGCGGCCGGAGCCTGCACGGGTGGGTGTACGTGGATGCCAACAGCGAGAACGAATACCGGGACCGCGTTGACTTTATCTACAAGCATCTGGCGCACGCAAAGCCGGATCCGGCCAACAAGGACGCGGGGCGGCTGAGCCGGCTGCCCGGGGCGGTGCGGACGGCGACGGGGCAGAAGCAGGAGCTGGTGGAGTGCGGGGCGCCCACGTTGTCGTATCTGCAGTGGCAGAGCTGGACGATCTTCGGGGACATACCCGAGCCCTACAACTGGGAGGACCTGATCAATTTCAAGGAGGAGGCGGATCCCACGACCTTGCTGGGCAAGCGGTGGATCTGCCGGGGTGGATCGGCCCTATGGGTCGGATCAAGCGGTCTGGGCAAATCGGTGCTTTGCCTGCAGGCGGCGATCACCTGGGCGGTGGGGCGGTCGTTTTTCGGGATCACGCCGAAGGGGGACGGCCTGCGCAGCCTAATCGTGCAGGCGGAGAACGACGAGGGGGATTGCGCGGAGGCGGTGCAGGGGGTGATCCGGTCGATGAACTTGTCGGCAGATGAGTTGGGCATGGTGAAGAAAAACGTGCTGATCGTGAGGGATTGCACCAGCACCGGGGACACGTTTGTGGACCGGGCAAGGCGGCTGGCCGAGAAGCACAAGCCGGACCTGTTCTGGATGGATCCCCTGCTGGCCTTCATCGGGGGAGACCTGTCCAACCAGGAGACTGCGGGGGGCTTTCTGCGGAACAGGCTGAATCCTCTGGCTTTGGCCGGGAAGTTTGCCTGGATGCTGATTCATCATACACCCAAGCCGTTGCGGGACGGGGTGGGCTATCAAGGGCACGACAAGGCTTACAGCGGGTTCGGATCAAGCGAGCTGACCAACTGGGCCCGGGCGGTGATCACCCTTGCTGCGGTCGGGCAGGATGAGGATGGCGTGAACATTTACCGGCTGGAGGTCAGCAAGCGGGGGAAGCGGTCGGGCCTGCAGCCATCTCTCAAAGCGGGGGATATTTGCGCGGCAAGATCTCCCGTTCAGCCGTTCGTGCACCTGCGTCATTCTGACCATGGGCTGGCCTGGATAGAGGCTGGCCAGCCCAGCAAGAAGAAGCCGGGGCCGGAGGCCATGCAGGTGGATTTTGGCAAGTACAAGCAGTACCCGTGCGGGCGAAATGCCTTGGAGGAGTGGGTGGTTAAGGAGACGGGCAAATCAGCGAGCACGGCGTATCGTTTGATCAAGGATTCACTGGATAACGGGCTGCTTAAAAAGCTGGACAACGGCACCTACGTACTGGAGGTCAAAACCGATGACCCTTTTTAACCTTCAAATTAACTTGAAGGTGGCTTCAAGTTCGGTTGACGGTTCAACCATCAAGATCCCCCCTTTAAGGGGGATCTTGAAGGTGAAGTCTGCAGATTCAGATTATCTTGAAGGTTGGGGCTTATGATCGATCAGGATTTGATCGAGCGAGTGCCCGGGAACGACGTGCATCCCAGCATGAGGATCGACAGCCTGCGGGATCTGGTTCGCGAGGCTTTTTCGACCATTACGGTGACAACATGCGGGGTGACCAACACGGTGCTGGTAATCGACTACCTAATGGCCAAAGCGCCTGAGCATCCGTCTATGCAGCAGATGACCGACACACTGGATCAGGCGGTGCTGTCTATTGTTCTGAATCGCAGCGCAGAGAGCATGACCAACGTGGCCAAGCGGTTCGGCATCACCAAGCAGGCGGTCAGCAAAAAGGCGCTGGACGTGGCGGACCGGCTGGGCATCCGGTTCCGGTCGGCCAAATCAGAGAAGGCGCGAAAATCTTACGAGAACAGGGCAAGGGCGCATCACGACAAGCGCAGGCGTGAGACACCCCGATTTAACATGGCTGCGCTTATGAAAGGAATGAACAAATGCAAACCCTCAAGGCCGTAATCAAGGAACTAAACATCAAGCGTGAGGACGCCCTTGCCCGAGTGGGCGAGGTGATCAGCCTGGCTGCCGAGGCCGGGCAGATCATAGCGCAGGCCAAGTCTGATGGTCAGGATGTTGCCAAGCTCATAGAGCAGGCTGGAATCACTGACGAGCAGGCGAAGCGTTACGAGCGAGTGGCCGCCCATCGCCACAAGCTGAACAGCGGGGAACCGGGGGTGGTCCGACAACTTCTTCTTTGGAGCGAGATGCTGCCCGATCCCATCAGCACCAGCGAACCAAGCGAGCCCAGGCCGTTCCTGGCCATGGTCATCAGGGCGGCACAGTGGGTAGCTAATCGCGGCCTGCGTCGCATCAAGGCAGATGAGGATTTGCGCAGGCAGTTCCTGCGCGAAGCCAAGCCAATCGTTGACGCCTACGAGGAGCTAACTCATTGACGCAAAGGAATCTTTTACAGAAAAATAAATATGCGCGAGGTTGAAGACCTGCGCACTTTTCCTGTGTTTTTTCCAAAAACAATTAAGTGCCATGGGCCGGCTTAGAAATTACGACGTGGAGAGGGCTGTCCGTGAGAGCGGCAGCTCCAGGCGCACGGTTTATAGGAACAGAAAATCCGTCAAGACCAAGCCGCTTGTCTGTGCCAAAGGCGGGGGATTGGGTGCTGAGATTAAAAGACTTGAGGATCTGGCCGCCAGCCTCGGCGAGAGCGCCAAGGACGGAGGCAGGCCAGACCGATCAGAGCTGATTGCCAACTACACAAAAGTCTGCGAGGCCCTGCGGCGAATGAAGGGGGACCGGCCGGACATCGACAAGGCGGAGGGGACGATGGTGAGTGTGGACGAGGCGGACAAGCTGGCGGCGGCCCGGGACAACGCGCTGGTGCCGTTGCTAAAGGGCATGGCCAAGCGACTGGCTCCAATCTGCGGCAACCGGCCGGCTTCAGAGGTCGAGGGCGAGATTGAGAACGAGGTGGGGCAGATCATGCGGCAGGTTGAGGCCGCGCTGTGACCAAGGCGCAGGCCGAGCTGCGCCGCAGGGCGAGGGCCCGCTGGCACTACCAAAAACCACCCAGCGTTATTGAGTGGGCGGAGAACAACATTTACCTCGAAGGTCGCCTGACTGCGCGGCCAGGATTGTACAGCACTGCCTACACCCCTTACGTGCGAGGGGTGCTGGAGGCGCTGGGGGATCCGGGGGTTCATACGGTGACCCTTTGCTGGGGGTCGCAAACGGGGAAGACGCTGACGCTTGCCGTGTGGTTGGCCTACCGGATCGCCAACGACCCGGCGCCGGCCCTGCTCGTCATGCCCAACGCCGACCTTGCCCGCAGCTATAGCGAGACAAGGCTGACCCCAATCTTTGAGAAATGCAGGCCGGTCCGGGCCGTGTTTCCGCGAGACAGCGACGACTACAAAAATCTGGAGATGCAGTTTACGACCATGACGCTCTCCCTGGTGGGCAGCAATAGTCCGGCCAACCTTAGCTCGCGTCCGATCTGCATCGGGGTCTTGGACGAGCTGGATTCCTTTGCTCCTGCCGACGACAAGAACGCCAGCGCCTACAGCCTGGCGCTGGAGCGGACCAAATCATTTCCCCAGCGCAAGCACGTGCTGACCAGCACGCCCACTCTGGCCACCGGGGACATCTGGCAAAACTACCTGACCGGAACCCAGGAACTTTTCCACGTTCCGTGCCACAGCTGCGGACACATGCAGGCGATGGAGTTTGCGCAGATGCGGTGGGACCAGGAGGCGCGCCTTTCTGACGGCAGGTGGGACTTGCGCCGTGTTTCGGAATCCGCCCACTACGAGTGCTTGTCCTGCAAGGCCAAATGGGCTGAGAGCAATCGCAGAAAATCGATAGAGCAGGGCAAGTGGGTGGCAAGCAATCCCGGGGCGGAGGCCGGCAGGCGCAGCATGCGCCTGCCGTCGTGGTACAGCCCCACCGTGACCTTTGCCGATGTATGCAAAAAATTCCTGACCGAGAAGCATTACCTGCACGGCCTGCAGGGATGGGTGAACGGCTGGGCCGCACAGCCCTGGGACGATCAGTTCGATGATGATTCCAGCGTCGAGGTGCCGGTTGGCAGCTTTGCCAAGAAACAGGAGTGGCTGCAGCAGCATCTTAAACTTGCGGCCATCGACCGGCAGATCGACGGATACTGGTTCGTCATCCGGGCTTTCATGGCGGACGGATCTAGCCGGCTTTGGGATGAGGGCCATTTTCGCACGATCGAGGACCTTGCCCATCATCTCGAAGGCCAGGGAGTCCGGCCCGAGCACGTCTGCATGGATTCAGGCTATGAGGCGCAAGACAGCTACCGCATCTGTGCCCGCCAGAGGTGGACGGCCATCAAGGGCGAGGAGCGGGCCAACTATTTTATTGAGACGCCGCGAGGCCGGATAAAATCTGTGCACAGCTCTCCACAGCCAACCGACGCCGGCTGCATGCTGATCCTGCTCAGCTCGCCCGGATGCCAAGACCTTCTGGCGTGGTTAAGGCGGGGACAGGGCCCCTTGTGGGAAATCCCGCATGATGTCAGTCCGCAGTACCGGGAGCACATGTCCTCACACAAAAAAGTCCACCGCATCAACCGCAAGACCGGACGCGATCTCTACGAGTGGATCAGGATCAAGCAGAGGCAGGACCATCTGTATGACTGCGAAACTTACCTGGCGGGCTGGGCGGTGTACGGTAAGATCATCCCGCCAACGACGGCGGGGGCTAGTTCCGGCCTGGCCGAGACAGCTG